GTAGCTGAACGCCTAACTTCTTCGCCTCCACCAGTTGCTTGACTTGTTGTTCTGCAAGCATCTTAGTTTCTTTTGGAACGTATGGGTTATTGATGACTTTTGACAGAACCGCCATTGATTGAGAAACAGACTCACTATCATAGCCCCCACCCAACGCAAAGCTAGTGGCACTAACGCCAGCTTGAAGAGCCATTTTCGCCTGCGTGGCATAAATGCTCTGCATCTGTTTTGCCTTTGCCTGTATAGACTCGGCTTCTTTCTGTTGCCCTTCTGCGGTCAATCCCTGCTGTGCCACAATGGAGGTCTGAATAAGGGCTGGCATCTCCTGTGCCATATCTAAAGCGGTGTTTAAATCCTTCAGGTGACTCAAGTATTTATCAGACTTGTAGAACGTATCCATTGTGCTTTGATAAAGTTCTTGACTCCCTTGAGACATCTTCAAAGCTTCTGCTTCAATACCCGAAAGAAACTGCTGGTGTTCTGTAAGCGTGTTTTGAATTGCTACCGTGCCATACTTAAACTTGCTTTTGTTTCGTTCGTCTTGTGACATAGGAGCTAAAGCAATCGCCCTATCCATTGATTGAAGCTTTAAGTCAAGCCCTACGTTTGGGTTGCTTGCTACTAGGGCTAGATTCTCTCCAAGCTGAATGTGAGCAAGGTTTAACTCGGCGGTCTTTATCGCCTTTGTTCGATCCAAAGGCACTAGCTCCGTCATTGAACGAGTGCTTACACCGATAGCGTCCGTTTGGTGACGCTTGCTATTCCATGTGTTCTGAAAGCCTGTGAGATACCCCTGCTTTGTTTCAGTGGAACGCTTGATATAATCGTTGTACAGCATAGGCTCCTGTCCCTGCACCGTGACATAACCCTTAGCGTCCAACGTACTTAACACTTGAGCGTCTTGTGCTTCTTGAGCCTTAAGGTTCTCTCCAAGCACCGTGTAGTCCACTTGGCGGTTGGCATCCTGCGTTTGATTGATGTGATTCTCAATAGCCCCGATTGTCTTCATAACACCCGACATATCCACTGGCTGAAAATTAGCTACGCCGATACTAGGGCTTCCTTGTGAAATCTGCGATTGAATCCCTGTATAGCGTGATTGTTGTTGTTGATTGCTTCCCATGTTAGCCAACACCCCCTATAGCTATCTGACTAGCCAACTTACCAGCACTCGCCCCAATCCCTGACAAATCTTGAAAAAATTGAGCTTTCTTTGCAAACTGTGCAGAATAAATCTCATTTTGTGTTTGAACTTCTTGAACCAACATGTCATGCAACTGTGAACGTAAACTAAAGTTCATGTTACGCCCTTCTTGAGCATAGACCTCTGAATTACTACCACCCATTTGTAACGCACCTTGTAGACGATTCGACAAGGCTAGCCCCATTTGGTCGGCAATATCAATCTGTCCGAGTTGCTGAACATTCGCTCGCTTCTCTTGCTGTAAGCGTAAATTGATTTGAAGTTGTTTAATCCTTGCCTTGGCAACGCCCTGATTCAAACCCATACCGTAAAGCCCAGCTACAAGCCCAGCTCCAGCCATTGCGTAAGTGGCTGCATTTGAATCGCCCTTACCCCCCATTGTCGATTTATTAGCAGAATCACGAACGCCCTTTACTACACTATCAGATGAAGCCCCACTCCCTGATGAAGTACTGGAGCCTCGCTGTCTTCTGTATGGACTCATATCAATCGCCATGTTAATGCCTCTCGTAGGTTAGTAATCTATCTTCTATCTTAGCATCTTTCTGTACAAAATTAAAGTGCTTTGCGAACTTCTGTGCGACGACATCATCTTTACCAATATAAGCCGTCCACTTACGCCCTTTTGTTCTTTTAAAAACCTCTTTAACAAACTGAAATAACATCTTAGGGTTTGTCTTTTCTCTTATAGCAAACGACGGAACTAGCCTGCCGTCTTTCGTCTCTCGAATCCCCCCACGCAATATCGGCTCGCCGTTCTGCCACGCACAAAACTCTGACGCATCATAGCGGTAACGGTGCATCTCATCCCAGTTTAACCACTCGTAATCATACAAAACATAGGGACGCAATACCGTAATCGTTATATCTGTGTAGCCGAGAAATCGAAAAATATCGCTGTAATCGTAAGCGGTAAAGGCTCTTCTATCCATAGCTTTAATACGATTCCCTCCGAGTCCTCACAAGTAATACTTTGTGATTCTGTCGTACCTGTTCTTGGAGTCTTGGCTGTGCCTGTCTCCAAAGTTTTTGTTAAGCTTAGTGTATCCACTGAATACTGCGGATCAGGACGATCAAACAATGCCTGTGCGTAACAGTACATCGACTCCCAAAAAGAAACCTTGACCTTTTGTATCCGCTTTCTTAATCCCTGTGCCTCTCCTACAGTCGCCCCTACATCAATCGTTTTTAACGTGGACGTGTAAGGCAAGCCAATGGCTACAACACTCGCCTCAAAAGGCAGTGTGAAGCCTCCTGAACCGTTTACGGCAACCTCCCCCACAATGCCGTCCGCAATATAAGAACACGTCTCATTTGCTAAATGAGTGGCTCCTGTAAACGTATCGGTGGCTGTGCCGTCATACTTGATGTACAAGTCCGCATATCTCGCACTGATTGCCTTGTCTTCTCCAAAGAAGCTGGCATCGTACTCTCTTGCCATAATGCTAATAAACTTAGTACCGCTACGAGTACCCATAACCCACAACTCGTCAAAGCCTGTCGTGCTGTTTGGCAGTACGCAAAGATTTTCAACGGTAGAGCTGGCGATACCATGCCGTGCTACGGCAATAATCTTCTGCTCTTCGTGGTACGTCATAGAAGCCAATGAGCCGTCATCGAACACAAACCAAATTAAAGGCGTGGGGTTGGACACATAACGCATCCGCCTAACACGCTTGTTAAAAATATGTGACCAATACAAGGTTAAATCTTGTGAGGCATACCCCTTTTTCTCATCCAAGTAAGTAAAGCTATAAACCTGATTCCGTAAACGTGACACACAAATAATGTTGTTCTCTACAATAATCGGGCGAACATCGCTTAATGGTATCGCAGAAGACAACGCCATTGAAAAGCTAGACGGTGTTATGGTGTCGATGTTGCTTGAAAACAAGCCCGATTCCGTACCAATAACCAAAGCTGTATCTGAAACCATAAACTGAATAGAAGAGGCTACCGCACTTGCCAATGTAAAAAATATCGCATTTGTCGTACCCACATTGTCAGCAGACCCTACCTTGCTACTTGGAGCAAAACTGTCTAGCTGATTTAATTGTGAACCCCAGCCACTAGAAGGTAACTTAGGCGTGTTCGCATACCATAACCTGTTTTGGTGATACACCACGTTAGACGGATAGTTGCCTGTATAAAAAGCCCCTAGTCGCCAAATGGTTGTTGTTCCATTATGCCCTGTTTGGTTTGGAGCCGCAGTCCATGTAACCACAGTCGCACTGGTGTACGCTGTAATTGTCCCCCATAACCAAACACCTGTGGAAGGGTTTTCAAAGCGTACAAGCCGTCCTACGTCGTTCGCAGTGAAGAGAGACGTGCTTGCTGTCATAGTATGTGCAGGCGAACTTCCTGAAATGGTCAACGTCGTACCTGTTGTGTTGATGCTCTCATAAGCACCGTCAATAAACGACACCGTTGCAATCGTCCAGTTATTATCCGCTAAGCGTGTCAACTTTCTTGGCTGAAAACTTGGGTGACAAATATAAACTACATCGTTAATCTGCGTCGTCTTGATTGCTTCTACCGTGCTTGTGCCGTAAGGGGTGGTCAATGAATAAGGAGAACCCCCACTCAAAACCGCCCCACTACGGTTGTATACTCTCATTGTTAGATCCCCGAACACCAAGAGTAAAGCTTGTTGGTTATTAAAGACAAACTCAACAAAACGCAAGCCAGTGGTTGAGTCAAAGTAATTAACGGCAGGACGGCGAGTTACTGCCCCACTTACCAATGGATACATATTCTCGCAAGTCTCAACAAAGGTTTCATAAGCCTCAATATCAGAGCGTTGATGATACTTGGGAGATACCTCACCTGACGCAAAGGAAATTTGTTTGCATATTGCCACTATCTAAACCCTCGTCCACTCGGGGCATAAGGGCTATTCGCAAGGTAAGACTGACCGTAAACGTCTTGGTTGACCAGCTTTATATCTTCGTGTACGCCGTCGTGAGAAACACACTTGCCCCAATGCTCCAAGAAATCGGCGTTCATTAACTGTTGCGTTACGCCTGTTGCTGTGACCTTACCGATTAACTGCTTCGCCATATAGTAGGCAAGGGCTGTTCTAAACAAGGCAGATGTTTTATCAATGTCAACTAAGTAGGTGTACTCGGCATAGAGCTTGTCACTACTTTTAACATGGATGCCGTCTGCCCCGATGCGGAACTGAACTTGCCGTCCGTCCGCATCAACAACATCCTTTAATGATAATGCTCCTTGTGGCATCTCTCTAACGCTACTGAACCCAACAAAGGGGGTAACGCCAGTAATTGTCACAAGTTCTGCTACCTTTAGGGCATAATTGAAGTAATGTGAAGATAGCAGATGAGCATAAGACCTGTCGTAGATAATGTTTATATCTCTCGACTGTGAACTGGTTGCGTCCAAATCAAAAATTGGAGGCTGTTTCACTAGCAGTAAAGCTTGGTTACAAACCTCCAATTTAGACATAGGTTAAACTCCTGAAACTAACAGGGATACCTTGATTTTTTTAGCAGTGGTAGGGTTGGCTCCGCCAATGGTTAAAAACAACGTCTCGCCTTCGCCAGCCGTGATGCGGTTACGAGATTCAAGCGTCGCTTGTAAAGACGATGTCCCAGCGGATGCTGTGGACGTAGCCGCTAAGTATTTACCAGCCGTGCCAGCAATACCAATCGCTACAGTAGTCGATGCACCAAGTGCTTCATACGTTACCGTAGAAGCTCCTAGAACAAAGTCGCCACCTTCTAGTGCGATAAGCTCAATCGTATCGTTTTGAACAAGACCAGTCGTCAATACGTCAATGTTATAATGACGTACCTTTGCACGATATTGAGGGTCTAAATCACGAGTTTTAGACTCCTGCTGTTTTCGTGGATCAGATTTAAAGTTTGCCATAATAGGATTCCCTTATTGATTAACTACACTCGACAGTCAACACGGAACGCACACTCTTCACGAACACGCATTACATTGTAATCCATTTCAGAGTAAACTTGAGAGTTGTACTCTTTGGTTTCAATGTTACTGGTCGCATAGTTGCTTACACGTTCGGGGTCGTAGATAAACGCTTCAGGATGCCAAGCGTAAAGCTTCTGAATCGTGTTCGTGCTGACATACGTTTTGATTCCGCTGGAGAAGTAGATAAAACGGATACCACGATACTGACGGATTCGGTTGCCCTCATACTGGAAGAAGTGGCTGTAATCTTTGCTTGAGGTACGAGCATCAGCAAACAACAAGCTTGCTTGTGCTTCAGGCACAATCATAGCCAAGTTAAAACCGTACTCCATTTCAAACTCATCACCCAACAAGTCGTTTACTTCAGCTAAACGCAATAATTCATCAAGTTTTTTCACAGTTAAGCCGATTTGCGTACCACTGTTTCCAAACTCGGGAGCAATAATGTTGCCCGATGCAAAGGTTTTAGTTGTGGTTGCTGACGTACCGTCTGCGTTCAAGATGTCCGTTTGGATAACGTCTTCTTCAAACTTATCCAAAAACACATCGTTACGCTTCTTGTTAAGCTGACGAGCCATAGCTTTAACGTAATGACTTTCAGGCGAAAAGTTGACAGACTTTACTTCGTTTTTGTCAATAGGAATAGCTTTAACTTTCCAAGTGGCACGGTTGAGGCTACGCTTCGAGAACGCAATATCTTGGTACAAGGTATCACCAAAACGAGCAGTTTGTGCAATAGCACCCTCTGATTCACCACCCAAGTTCCAAGTCTTAGATTCGGAACCTAAAGGGACAGGATAAGCCTGCATAAAGGGATTGAAAATGGATTGAGTTTTACCCATGACTTCATGTACGGCAGTGTCAAACGCCACCGTATTCAAAACGGGTAAGTTGTAATTATCTGGCAATGTACTATCTCCCCTACATTATCATCTTCAATTAGCCCTATTGGTATATTAAGGCATTATTGTTTTTTTTGCAAGGGGCTATTTTTGTGCTTTTAATCGCTCTTGCTCATGCTTATTCATAATAGCATCCCACGTTCTTTGTGCTTGCTCATAAAGCGGGTCAGCACGATTTGATAAAGCCTGTCTCAAGGCAGGGAGCCTACTAACTTCATTGTTCCACTCGTCTCTAGCAGTGGTGAACGTTCCTGCTGTCGCTTGACCATTGCCGTCAAAATACTTCGGCTCTGCTAAGTCTTTAGCAACATCATTCAAAAAGCTTAACATCTCTTTATTGGAGCCAAAAGAAGTCAAAATAATGTTCTGTACTTCTTCACTTGCCCGAGTATCAATCAGATTCTTAATGCCCTTCATGTTAGCGTCAAAGTCCGCTCCCCATTCGGCTTCTAAATCCTTACGAGTGGCTTCTGTTTCAGCGACGATTTGCTTTTCAAACAAGGCTTCTTGTTTCTTTACTAAATGTGCTTGAAAGTTAATCAATTCGCTAGCGTGTTGAGCGGTAAATCCTTTTTCTTTAGCAAAGGTTTTAAACTCTTCAAGGAGTTCAGGAGGGGCTTTGTACATATCGTCGATGTCTTCACCATAGGCTTTAGATAAATCGGCATTCTCCCACGCTTTCTCGGCTTCAATTTGAGCCTTAGTGCGACGGTTACGCTTGGCTTTCTCTTCGGATGTTTCCTCTACATCTTTCTCTTCTCCAGCTTCCTCTTCAACTTCACCTTCAATAGGTGGCGTTTCAACAGGAGTAGTTTCTTCTGCTGGTGTTTCAACAACTTGTTCTTCTTTAAGTTCTTCAATCGACATTATAAACGTCCTCCTCATTTACCCATACTTGGGCTTGACTACTATTAAAAAACAAACCAATATCTATGTTTAGAATCTCAATAATCCCAGCAATGACGGACTGCGAGCCTGCACTAAACGCATATTCTGTGGCGGTCTTGCCTGCTACTGGTGGATCAAAAAAAGTGCTTTTATCCAGCAAGTCCATTAAAACAAACTTCCCCTGTTCGGTTCCAAATACTTTCTTGTACGTTTCAATCGTCTTAACCTTGGCTTCTTCAGGCGTTAGCTCTGCACGAAGCTTATTAAGCTGTCCCTTAAACGGATTCATTTTTTGCCCTTTGCTTCTTGCTCTAATTGCCAATCGTAAAAATCATTAAACTCTTTTTCATTTTCAATGTTTGATAAAATCCCCAAAACTAATGCAATGGCTAAAAAAACATAAACCCATTTATTCATTGTTCTTATGGCTTGGATTAGTTTCATTGCTGATTCCCCATAGCTTCTGCACTGGCTAGGCTCTGCTCGGCACTACCTGCGTTCTTGGCAATGTTCGTGGCTTGCTCCATACCTTGAAGCTGTTGTTGCTGTTGTTGCTGTTGAGCCATTGCTTGCTTGATTTGTTCAATATCTTGAGGACTCTTCAATACCCCTGTTGGAATATCGGTGGCAATCGACATATACTGTAAAATGTAATCCGTGTTGATGTACTGCGGAATAGCAGGGTCGATTTGAGCCATACCCATAGCGAGCTGTAAGAATTGCTGAACACCGTCTAAGCTCTGCATCTTTTGTGCTTTAGCTAATGGTGAACGGTATTCAATCTTCACATTCTGTAAATCTTCAGGCGGAGGAGGCATATGCCCCTCTTCTAAAAGAATCGAGATACAACGCTCAATTAACCTATCTAAGTATTCAGGCTCTAAGCGTCCGATTTGTGGGGAGATGTTTGTAATACGAAGCATTTGACGAGTGGAGGATTCGGTGGCAGACATCCGAGCTTGCTTGTCTTCTTGGATCATATCCGCAAAAAATAATTCAGAAATCTTACGTTCCCACATCTCAATAGCATTCAATGAAATGTCAGGGCGAGCTTTGCTGTCTAATACTTTAATCGTGTTTTCAAATGTGCCACCTTGAAGCTTGTCTATGACTGTTACACCGTCAGGGGTAAGGTTAAGCCCACGCCCTGCGATTGAATCCGCAGAGACGAGCAGAGGGGGGTTGGCAAGCTTGTTTACACCTTGAAGGGTATTCTTAACCATGGCAGACATAACCTTTAAATCAGGTATGGCTATCATGGCTTGGCTTCTACCGTAAACTTCGCCCGAGTACACCGTCCAACGTGGAGTCACATACGGCATCGTCGAAAGATACATCTCTTCAAGCATTAAGTCGTTTGTTTTTAAAATGTAACAAGACTTGTACCGCTTTGCTTTGCTGTTATTACTCTTAGGGTTGTACTTATCATTCGGCATCACAATGTGCAAGCACTCAACGGTATTGTCAGGATTGGCTTGAAATTGCTTAAAGGATTGAGCGTCACCTTGAATCGCTTTTTGAAAGCGTCCTTCTAGGCTCCGTAGAGTAGTTGTAAAATGGCGAGCCACTGTGTTAATTTCACCATTAAAGTCAGTAGCGATAAACATTTCTCGCAGAGGTACAGAAATAAAGCGGATGCGTTTTTCAGGATCGGACGCAATGTACATACCAGCGAGTCCATAGGCGGTGTAGTCCGTGAGTAGCTCTAAGCTCTTCTGATAAAAGTTCGTTGAGGAAAACGTAGAGTAAAGGGTCTCTTCTAATAAATCAAGGTACTGGCGAGCCTCGTAGGAGGTGCTGGATGGATTGATAAAGCTGGTCTCTAGGGTAAACCACCGCTGTTCGGCTGGAGCGACTAAACCTTGAAGGGTAGAGGCGAAGCGAATGTTATACTTAACACCAGCTTTAGAGTACACTTCATGGCTACGGTTGCCTTCAGTGATGCGTCCACTGGTAAACCAGCCGTCTCTATCCATAACAAAGCGGTCTATGTCTGAATACAGGTGTTCCATTTTGGAGCGTTCTGTTTTCATGTTTTCAAATCGTTTAAGAATCGTCTGTAATTTAGAATCTTTCATAAACTATTGATAAGCTCCAAGTAGTGTTTTTTTACTGGTAGGCACAGGCTCTTGTGTGGTACTTCCAGCGAACAAAGTATCTTTTAGCAAAGAACTGGTGCGTTGTAAGTAGGCTTTACGTTCAGCTAAGCTTTCTGAATCACTTAACGTTGGTGTTTTTGGTGCTTCTTGGATTTTAGGACTCTTACTCACAAATAAATCTCCCTTTTAATCAAGGTAACTATAATCTACTATAACATTTACGGTGCTAGGTTTCAAGCTTAACTTTTCGTGCTTTTCATTTTCAGCCCACCATACAGCAAAGGATCTTAGTGCATCGGCTCCATGTGAGTATTTATCATGGACTGGCATCTTCTGATAAACCCCTGTATCGGCATCATACTTCCTCTTGTAATTCCGCAAGCACTCAAGCCCTTCACTGGCATTCTCGGAGCAGAAAACCATTCGTGGCAGGAGTAACCTGACTTGCTCTATGCCGTCGAGCAGTGGCGGTTTACGAGCCTTCTTAGAAACGGTATCGGAAAGGTAATGAAAGGTAACGCCATTCTGTTTAGCGATGTCAAACTTGGTGAGTCCTGATTCGTTACACTGTAGGACATCATGCGGTGCGATGTGTTTGTGGACGTTATAAGGTTTACGATTAACCTCATGGCAAATAGTAGGCAATGGTGTTGAAATCCATTCTTGGTAGTCAATGGCGTGAACGATACCTGTTTCAGTATCGACTTGTAGCCACCAAACGGAGGTCGCATCATTAAAGCCGAAATCCCAGCCTGTGTAGGTTTTAAGTCGTGGGTTATACGGCAGTTGTTTTACGTTACCTCTTTCATGGAGTTGATCCAACTGTTGAGCATAATAGGTTCCTGATACAGGGGCGTTAAAGTCGCAGTAGTATTCTTGAAGGATAATCTCTTCAGGGGTTTGTTTTCTATCTCGAATGTTTTGTATATCTTCTTGGCTTATCACAGGCACAACCTTTCCGTCTACGACTTTGCTGGTATCCTCAATAGTAAGTAGCGAAGTAAACCAATGCTTATTCTGTTTTGCTGCTTCGTACAGGTAATACAAGGCGTTTCTTCCCTTTGGCGTTCCGTTTGCTAAAAACCACCCTCCATTTTCAACCAGCACAGGCTCAATAATGGTTTCATACACAGACGGTTTCTTCCATTCAGAGAACTCGGATGCAATAACCCCTTTAGGATTCGACCCCCTTAATGAGTCAGGCTTATCCGCTCCCACTACTTGAATCGTCGAATGACTTTTAGGGTCTTTCCCCTCAATGTTATCCCTTGTCTTCAAGTAAATAATCATCTCTTGGTCACTAGAGTTCTTATACAACAATGGAGCAGGAATATAATCAATAATCCGCTTTCCTTGCGAATCAATCGATTGCCAAAAGGCTTTCCGCCCTTGTGAGTATTCAGGAAACGCATACCAATAGTTCCCAGCCGTCTCAAACGCAGAAGACAACAATATCTCCCAACACGTCTTATCCTTCCCAGCCCTTCGATGCCACACCAACAGAATACGCTTCACCCCATTCTCAATCGCTTTAAACACAGGAAGCTGATAACGACGTGGACGATATTCAGGATCAACCAAAACAATCATTGTAATCCCCTTAAATGTGTGCTATACTAAGTGGGAACATGACCCTCAATTCAGTTCATCATAGGTATAAATCCTTTCTTTTCTTTATCGCCCCTAGCTCAACACTGGGGGCTTTTCTTATTCCAACAATTCTCTACTGGCATCTACAACCACTCCCTTCATCTCATCCACATCATAACCACTCATGTCCAAGTTGACCAACTGTAACGTCATTCCACTTACACCCTTCTCCCCTAACTTCATCATCACATCCACCAACTTACCAGCACTCAATAACTTTATCTTGTCATCCTCACTACGCATCAAATCCTGTAACACCAAAATAGGATTCTCACCACTCTCCAAACCCTCCCTTAATGTTCCCACCATGTCCAAATCACCTTCCGCTGTATAACACAAAGCGGTGTTCTTCTTGCCTGATTCAGGAACTGGAAACATAAGGCTACTTCCTTTTGTATAGGGCTTGGGATTTTGGTTTAGTTTATTTGGGGATATAAAATCATTTACATATCTCCCAAAAGGGGGGACTGACCCTAATCATAATAACACATTTAAAACTTGTTTTAAAGGTGTTTACTTATCACGCAGTGATTCCATATAAACATAAACTCCCTAATTAAACAGGTGGTGTAGGGAAAAATTATTTTGAAATACCATGTTTTCCCCTTATAATGCAAGGGTTTAGCTGATTAAATCAGATTGCATCCATTGCGTCTGATAATCTACATTATGTCTTCGGGTGTAAAGCGTTGGTATCACTGGGTTACTATGGCTAGGCTATGGGTTACTTGGATCGCTTATGGCAACAATGCACACCAAGCGATGATGCTGAAGAAAGGGAAGATGCAACAAGGAAATGCAACGAATACAAGGGGTAAATAAAATGATATGAGACTTTTAATTTTTATTATTTATTATTATTATTATTATTATATAAATACCCCGAAAATGATTTTTTATCTCCCCCTCAAATCAAGGCTTTTAACCCTTGCATACTCTTCCCTGTGCTTGTCTCTCTCTGCCTCTATCGCTTATCCTGTGTCTCTCTAGGGTGTTGTCAAGTGTGTGCAAGATCGGGTAGTTGCATTTACCTTGCGTATACAATTGCGTTAAAAAAGATAGAATTGTCATTGGTGGTGGTTTACGCCTTGCTATACATTTGTTTGAAAAAAGTCGATGCAAGCTGTTGGGTGTACGCATTCAGGTTGATTGTAACACTTTGTAACATTAACCTTTAGACTATAGACAAGAGAAGATATTGTAGCTATACTTACAGTATAAGTTAATTGAGATTGACTTTTGTTTACGTTATACGATTAAAGAAAAGGATTAAGCACCTATGAACATTAAAATAAGTCCTAGCCATTACAATTTTTTTGGGAGTCCTATTTATTCAACTATCGAAATAGTTGAAGCCCTTTCTAGTCTAGGGACTAACGCCCTAGCGTTTATGGAGTTTAGCCGAAAGTAAAAGGAGTTTTTTAATCGTGGTCACAGCATTCAAACTTAAAGAGTTAGACACTCTTACAATGAAGTTAAACCAAGCCCTAACAGTAAACAGAACTGGGGAGCGTGGTAAGTGGTGTATTTATAGCAAGAACTATAATACTATTATTTGTATAGGCACTTTTGGTGAATGCCATGCGTTTTTGGAAGGTATCAATTTTATGTTAGGAGTAGTTTGAAAAAATGAACGTACTATCATACGAAAAAACAAAGATAGACATTAGCGACAAGTCGCAAGACTTTACAAGTAAGGATTAAACACCTATGTTTACATTATTTTTGGCAACCGACAAAACAAATGGTTCTATTGTTGATTTTACGAATAGATTTAACAAGTCAAGCGATAGCCTTAAAGGGTTTATGAGTGTTTCGCGGATACGATTTAATAGGATAGATGTTCAGTTTCAAGCCCTTTGCTTGGCTTGCCCTTACGATGTAATAAACATAAGTTATTACGTTTAACTCACACACTAGGGGGCTTATGCCCCCACCCCGTTTACATTAACCATAAAAAAGAAGGATTTAACCATAATGAACAGATTAGACGTATTAAAAGCATCACTTGCAAAAAAAGAAGCCAAACTTGACGAAAGGTTTGAATCACGCTTTGACTTGCAACGCCAAACAAACGGTCAGCCGATGAATGACAAACGCAACGGTCAAGCATTTTTTAAACAATGCGACAAAAGCGATGATGCGATCCGCAACCAAATGAAGGAAGTCGAAAAGACTAAGAACGCCATTGAGCGTGAAGAATGGAAGCAAAAGCATTGCGAACTTGTGAAGGATCGCTTGCCTCAACCTATTCTTGAACTCATTGAGCAAGGCGTTTTGAAACAGTGGAGAAAGTTCCCCCATATCTGTTTTGTGGAAGGCGTTGAAAAAGGTCGTATCATGTGGAAAGACGGCAAACTTTTAAATGCCTACTACTCAAGCATCCCCACCACTGAACAAAAAGACAAGTTTAAAGACGTTTACAATCAATTAAAAGAAGCCATATAAGGAGCTTGTAAACCTATGAAAACCCTCGACTACATCCACAAGGTAGAAGCCCACAAAGGCAAGCCATGCACTGATGATGCGATTGACACCGAACGCCTAGATCGTGTCACCATAGCCAAGCTACACAAGCTTAATGCTAAAATGCCTGTTACTGTAAAACAACTCTATGAAGGATTTTAACAAAATGACACTACTTAAAAACGCCGTCATCCTATCCCTTCTCACGCTCGTTATGACCGCCAGCTTGCTTGCAACCCTAGTCATCACACTAGGGGAGCAAGTAAAGACTCACCACAACGACCTGAACAAGCCTAGAATGAATACTTTAATCGAACAAGGAGTAAAACCGTAATGAAAAAATCATTTACAGATTGGTATCATTTAACCCTAGAAGCTAGAAGCCTTTTAGACGAAAAGCTAGGCATCATAAGCAACATTGCACCATGTGAAGACAATGGCAACCGCTTTAAAAAGCAACGTTATGATCTTTACTGGTTTTACCTTTGCACCGATGTTGATAATGCCAAAAAC